ATCAACATTCTGACCCACCCACTTGCGCATTGCTGTGAAGTTCTTCTCTTTCAAATACTTAATTAATGTTGCAAAGGATTCCTCTGTCGCATTAGCTAAGATGCCTGTATCTATTCTACCTGTTGCACTATACTTCTGCAACTCATTGAGTACTCGTCTCCAATCTGGATAATGCTTCTGTAGTATCTCACCTACAACTGCCTTCTCATATGGTACGTTCTCAGCTTCTAAGATCTCGCAGGTGCGTTTAAAGAATGCACCAGCTAACTTAGGAGCGTCTTTCTTAGGGAACGTAAAGTCAATCACACTACATCTGGATTGTAGAGGTGGAATGATCTTATTCTTAAAGTTACCGGTTAGGATAAACCCACAGTTCTTACTATACTCTTCCATAAAGTTACGAAGAGCTGGTTGTGTTGATTGTGGATTGAGATAGTCTGCCTCATCTAATATTACATACTTCCTACCTTCACTAAATGAAACAGTGGTAGCAAAGTTCATGATATCAGTTCGAAGAGTATCTATATTCCCTGACAAGGATCCATTGACTACAATATAGTCTGCCCCCATCATCTCCAGCATAGCCTTAGCCACCGTAGTCTTACCAACGCCAGCGGATCCAGTCAACAATAGATTAGGGATGTTACCCTGATCTACAAACTGTTGAAAGATCTGCTTAGTGTCGTCTGGTAAGATTACATCCTGTAGATTCTTTGGTCTATATTTCTCGACCCATAGAAATTCTTCTAACATAATGTAGCCCTATTCAAATGTAGAGTGGCCTTCTGTTGCTATCCAATATGTCAACTTAGGACCTGTGTCGTTAGCTGATACAAATTTGGCAATGCCTTTAGAAGATATCTCTACGTCATAATCAAAATTCATAACCTTAATGTTCTCAATCTTAAAGATTGCTTGGAACACTTTACCACTACTATTACTATCAATAACATTACTGTACTTGTCAGCTGTAGGATTCTTAGAGCTAATAGCTTCTAAGTTAATGACGTTACCGTCAGATCCAATAGCTACCTCAGGTAATCCCATGACACTTGCTGCCTTGAGAGTGTTGCTGAGATCTTCCCACTTGATAGTCATAGCAGCATCGATTGCTGGTAATTGTATTTCTTTCTCAGGTGGGGTAACAATCATCTGCGGATCCGCAAACGTATAGTTCACTGACCTTTTAGAGTCACTTACTGTTACAAACTTCTCTGAGAAGTTTAGTTGTGGGTTATCAAATAATGTAAGAACACCTAAGAATCTATTCAATTCATAGAAACATCCTTGAGCGGGAAACTGATCATCCACAACCGCTTTAGCCATAATAGACTTTTGCGGAGAGATGGTCTGTATAGTTGACCCTTCTTTGAATTCAATTCCTTGGTTTATCACTGCAAACGACTTTAAGACGCTTACTGTATTTTCACTTAATTTCATAATAATATTTCCGGTTACATACTTTTGTTTTTGCCTACCTGTGAAGGGTCGGCAGTTGCAGGAGCTCCGATAGATGCTAGATCTTTGAGAGATCCACCAAATACCATACTACCCATGTGCTGGAGTTCCATCCAAGGACATAACCAGACTTTTAATCCTATTCTTCTAGCCCACTGGCAGAACATATAATCCTCTGACAGGTATCTATTTGAATAATCTTTTTCCTGAGTCAACGATGATTGCTTGTCTGCAATAAATGCTTTAACTTCATCTGGTGTTGCCTTAGGATTCTTCTCGAAGAATGCATCTATCTCATTGTTGATGTTAGAAGCCTTATCGTCTATAAGTGCATCAAAGTAAGCTAGAATCTCTCTACTGCCATCAAAGTTAGCTGTGCGGACATGATCCGGCTTGTAATTTAGATGTGGATATGCGTCTGCATATTTTTGTAGACCAGGCTTAGTGAACATCATGAAACCAGTACCGCCTTCTAACACCTCACAAGGCTCTGTAAGGTTCATCTCGTTGCCACCATCAGCTGGGTTGAATACATAGTCACCTACGAACTTAGATAAGATCTCAGGGTCTTCATCAGCCACACCTTGGTTTACACCATGAACAATCTTCTCCCATGAAATACATTTCTTAGGATAAGGAGCACATAAGATATCATACTGGCACTCTGGATCATCTGGATCCATCATAGCCATCATAGTAATGACATCATTAGGGTTAAATGATATGTCAGCATCGATAAAAATCATATGCGTACAATCTGATCTCATGAACTCATCGACACAATAGTTTCTTGCTCTTGTGATCAATGACTCGTTAAATAGGTAATAGAACTTTCCTTCCACTTGATAATGCATCAAAAGAGATGACAAGTCATTGGTAGATTTAGTATACATCCCAGCACACATCCCACCATACATCGGTGTTGCAATGAATAGCTTACGCTTTTGCAACTCTTCTATCTTAATACTAATTTCCACTTTGCTCTCCTGTATATTTTGCATCATGCTCTTTGCCAACACCATAGTCGCCATCATACATGGATAGAGTCTCAGCTTCGAACATTAAGAATTGACCCACTCTCGCGCCCTTTTCAATTGCAGCTGGGCCGTGAGCTACATGAAGTAATCCAGCCATCACACCATTGTAACCTGAGTCATAAAGACCAGATGTAATGTGGCAGCCATTTCTGTTTAATGTAGACCTAGTAATAACCCATCCAGCATATCCTTCTGGGATTGTTACTATGTTCTCCATAATAATTTCATACACACCTGGTTCCAGACAGAACATATTGTTCTCGTCCGGAGTAATCTCATCGGATCCTCTATGTGTTTTCTTTTGATCTGTTATAACAAAGGTCTCATCTTTAAGACGAAACATCTTATCGACCCTGAGGTCAACAGCATTAGGCTGACTGTCTCCTTCTTGTACATTAGTAAGCAAGTTGTTGGGTACTTGCGGTGACATAATATGCTTCATGCTCATTATTATTTCTCATCCTGTGTAAAATGCCATAACAATATAGTGTAGTGGATAATCTTCATAAGGTCTTTCTTATTGTATCCTTCTTTCTTACCATATCTCATAGCGTATTTGATTATGTTTGAATGACAGGCTTCCTTCTCCTGTCCCATTTGTTTCCAGACATCAATAGTCTGAATCTCTTCGTCCTTAGTTCCAGCTTTCTCATTTACATAATGAGCTGAGTAAGTAGATGCAATGTATTCTCCAATCTCTTTTAGAATCTTATCTTCGTTGAATCTATACTTCATTGATGCCTCTCACTAGTTCATTAATATAATCCATGTTATGTTTAGCTAACTGGACTAGAGTATTGTCCTCTACTTTGGCTTGGAAGTCAACGTGTTTCTCGAACTTACCATCAAATAGTCCTGTTGGACTGTTGTCAAACTCAAGACCATTCAGGCCTGCCCACACTGCTGATGAGCTATCCCAAGTGTCAATACCAAAGTCTTTACATAATGCAATCTCGTTTGGCCCATCGACCATACCTAAGAAGTGGATCAACTTATCATTGTCCTTAGCAAGTTGTAGTAAGCCTCTTGATCTGAGCTCGTTCATAAACTTCCACCTACACATAAATCGTTGTAGGTTATTTCCTTTCTCACAATTGTATGCATGAGGTACAGCTAATATACTAATGCCGATATAATCGATAAGAGGATTGCTTGCTGCAAATGCGAATGATAAAATGAGGTCTTCGACATCACCTTTAGTAGATTGTGGTACAAAGAATGTACCAAAGCCTTCTGATTTGAAGATAGGAGCATAGCGTCTAGCGTCATCGATACCTACCATAGAAGGCATGTCTGGATAGTCTGGTATAACGATATAGTCTGCATCAACTTTATTAGCTAGACCAACTAACTCGTCTGGTGGGAAGTTAGGCATTCCTGCCTTGAACATCTCAAAACCTGAGTTGTCCATGATGTTTACCGTGTTCGGTCTTTTACCCTGTTCCTTATAGAACTCACAATATGCAGTATCTTCTGCAGCAAGGTGAGCTAAGGTTAAGTGGGTGCTTTGGTGTTGTACTAGATCTAAGTGCGGTACAGGCGCAATATGACAAAATCGCATAAGTTCTCCATAATATAATAAAACAGTCTAATCTTTTTGAGGTACTCCAGCTTTTCCGGATGACTTAGGTCCTTCTTGCTTCTGTGGAATAGTATCTGAGTATCTAATCTCCCATCCTTTACCACTGAGTTCCTCAACGTTGCCCTGGTTCAATGTCTGACCTGGACTAAGAAAATTACAGTTACCACCACACTTAACAATCTGCATGGTCTTACCATCTTTTCGAGCTACAACAATAGTATTGTTCCCGACAGTGTCCTTGACACTTTCTTTCTCGTCTAAATAGTTACTGACTTTTCTCATTTACATTGGTTTCCTGTGCGTATTCGACCAGGCATCCATTTTCACCATCTTCTGAGATATCAATTTTTAAACGTCTGTTAGGATACTTCGTCTGTATGTATTTAGCTAACTCTTGAGCGAGCATCTCGCAACTCATATAATCCATGTTCATAATACCATGTTGATATAAGTCTTGTAGTTCACGTTTAAATAATATAAACTCTACATCCCTGTCGTCATGAAACACTTCGAGATGTACTTTGAAGTGAAACATATGTCTATGAGGATATCCTAAGAAAGATACTTCAGCAAGTTTAGGATCTGTAAGTGCTGCTGGATACTTATGTATACCTTCTTGCTGAAAGGTTACGTATATCCATGTTTCTCTGTGCATCAATCTAACACTCCATATCCACCAGTTGATACTGCAATAGCATTCCAGGGATGTAATGATTCTTCATGTGATGCAACAACGCTGAAGTCATTGATCTTACCTTGCGATACCCATTCGTCCAATGCACCATGCATAATTCTAACAGCGTCTTCTGAGAACAATAAGTTAGCACCATTTAGTTCTGCAAATGCTTGCTCGTCTCTTCTCTTAACAACGATCTGTACTTCTGTAGGGATGTTCTCTCTTGCTAAATCAACTAAGTCTTCAATCCATACAATGTTATCTAACATCCTATCGAAGGCAACTTTTACTTTTAGTATTGATCTTTGACTATGAGCATTGGCTGCTGCATTACGTTTCTCTCTAGCATCGTGCGCTAACTCAAAAGAACACGGACAAGTAGATGAATAAACATAATCAATAGTTAAGAACCATCTATAAGCTCCTTCTCTATACTGTCCTTCTAGCTCAGTCTTGTATGCAATGTGTCCTCTTTGCTTGACATCAGGATTATCTTTCTTTCTAGTCCTTAGAGCTTCCTGGTACATTGGATACTTAAACCTTAGTTTAACATATGCATTCTTAGTTCCTTGACCTTCTGCAAGTTCTTTTAATGCAGCTTCCATACCATCTAATGATAGTGAATCTTTAATCTTCTCATGCATGATGAGATACAGTCTTGATAGGTTAAGACCCTTTGCCATCGGATCATCTAAAGAACAATACAATGATGCTTCTGTTTGTAATGTCTTGTCCTCACCACCACTCCTACTTCTAAGTCGTACTGGTAAATCAACTGGTGCAATACCTACTTTCTTTAGAGGTACTCTTGCTCCAGGTAATACTGGATCCACTTGTGGATCAGGTAAGTCATCAGTATAGAAATCTTTATCATAACTAAAGATAGTTCCTGGCATTTTATTTGAATAATCAATATCTGGCATCTATGCTCTCCTGCATGTGGCTGAGTTGGATTCATGTTCACGAACAGTTACAGACTCAACCCAACATCTGTCCCCGTATAATTCTGTAATAATTTCTTGAGCTTTATCGAATACCATCTCAGAAAATCTTTCACATCCTACTGAGTCTACTAATCTCAAATCAACTAGCTTCTTCTTCTCTAGCTCATAGAAGACACCCTTCTGTGGATCATCACTAGCAATGAGATAGGTATGATCAAACATATGCTTGAGCCATTCCTTGAGAGGTTTAAGTCCACCGAAGTCTACAATCCAGTTACGTTCGTCTAGCTTCTCGCCACCAAACTGTAACTCAAATTGTAACGCATATCCGTGAATCAGATTACAATGACTCTGTGCACGCCATTGTCTGAATGCGCAACTATGTCCTGTTGAATGTGTATAAGTTTTTCCAGACGAAAACTTCTTATTTATTTGCTGTTCCATACTATCTCAATACCTCGTCTCTGTAGTTCGTTAATGCATTTAACCCTTCTCTTAGGAATAGCTCTCTCGTCGTTGATATATTCAAATAGAGACTGCTTAGACATACTCTTAATATAATGGTGAACCATGGTCACCTGCTTTGTTTGTCTGTTTACTTCTTTGGCTGAAGGCTTAAATTTTATAGGCATTATTCTCCTTGTTAATGTTACAGATCATTATACACTGTAACTGGTGAAATGTCAACCTCTGAATAGGCCAACGTAATTGAGTAACGCACCCGGGTCTCTTGGGATTGGATTCTCAGGATTGAATGAAGCATTACCTGATATAGA